CTCCTGTACATACTTTAAATCATCATCACTTGCTATGTATGCTTCCCTAAGCTGTTCTTTAATTGAAATTTGTAGTACTTCATTTTCTACTTTTTTTACTTCAACTTTTAAAATATCCAATGAGGGGGTAGTATGATACTTGTCATAATATTTTACTATTTCTTTTATAATCCATTTATGGGCTTGATTATTAAAATCTTCCTCATTCAAGATATCATATATGTTTGTTAAAAATTCTTTATGGGTTAATAAAGAAGATAAAACCTTAATTTGAAATCCTTTTCCATATTCTTCTATTGATTTTAATGTCATATAACTTATTTATTTGTAACTAATTTTGCGAAGACATCATCTAACCAAAAATCTAAATTTCTGATCATTCCACCTAATTTGTCTTCATTATATAATGCTGTGAACTGCTCGGGAAGATAATTTAAATTCTCGGTTTCTACAACCCCATCTAAATATTCTTTATCATTTTTTCCTAACATTGGATTACTTAAATCCATTACTTTGTAATTTTTTTCCAATTCTTCTATCCCTTGGATTACTCTAGCATATACTACATGGTCCTTAAATTTCTTTTCGCATATGTTAAAAACATCATCAAAGGTTAAAATACCTTCTGTTAATTCTGGGAATTTTTTAAATAATCCCTTCTCACCTAATCCCTTAACTCCCTTAATTTTATCTGAATTATCACCTAATAATGTTTTGTAAATGATAAAGTTTTGGGCAGGCATATTATACTTTTCTTTTATAACATCTTCAGTATAATACTTTTTTTCCATAGGTCTATAAACTATAACATTTTTGGAAACCAATTGGAGAAAATCCTTATCGCTAGATATTATAAACACTTTATCGTCTTGGTGATTTGGCAATTTATCACTTAAATATGCGATGATATCATCGGCTTCTGCCTTGTCTAATGATAGGGTTTTAACAGGTAATGTTTTTAAATATTGTATTACTCTTACTATCTGGTCTACTTTAGAATCATCTTCATCATCTTGATCTTCAAATACTTCCCAATTAGTAATTCGTTGCAAATTCCTCCCTGATTTATATTCAGGGAGGAGATTTTTCCGGTTAGCTGTTGAACCTGCACCATCAAAGACTACATAAACTTGATCTGGTTGGGTTTGGCGAATCATAGCTCCGAGAGATCTAAAGAATCCACCTAAACCTCCTATATGAACACCATCAGGATTAACCATATTGAGCATTGCAAAGTTTCTAAAAAATAAATTTAATCCATCTATTAGTAATATTCTATTACCTTCAGACAGACTTTTATCATTCTCCTGAGTATCACCCAGAAGTTCAAGTAATTCTTTCTTTTTCATAATTTATTCTGGTTCGTCTGTATATGATGTTATGTCAGTATACGCTTGTTCTTCTTCTACAATTTGGAAATCGGTTCCACCTAAAATATCCTTCCAAGTTTGACCATTTTCATTCTTATAGTTCTTTAACTCCTTATCATTGTCATTGATAAATCCATGAGGTGTCATGACTATTCTACCTCTGGTAGTAACTCCATTAATATGGTTTTTATCAATCTGTAGATTAACACGTTTAGCAAATTCAACCTGCTTACCATCTTTAATTGCTTTAATTTTAGATGTTCCTGCATTTGAAATATTACCAAATGTAACTACAAATGTTGAATCAAACCACATTGCAAATCCACCTTTATTCATTAATTTGGGTTTACCCATAGGTGATTCTGCTTTAGCAGTCCATACTTTATTTATACAAACTAAGGTATTAGTATGAGGTGATGATTCTTTTCTTGATAATGTAATTCTTTGGTTAACATTATTTCCGAATTGAGTTGACATTGCACCTGCATTCCATTCATTGTTGTTTTTATTTGATTTTATAGACATTTCACAAGGAACTGATCCAATTGAATCCCATAAGAATAATAAATCATATGGTAAATTACCTTTTTTCTGTTCATCTATTAAATCTAAAATAAATCCAGCTACATCTTCAATTGAGTTTATTGTTTCTCTATCAACGTAAACAAATTCACCTTCATAATTTACAACTTCTCCGGTTTCTTCATCTACTACTTCCTTAACTTCTAATCCCATTTGTTGAGCATGTTCCCAATTCCATTTCATCTCAGTGATTATGAAAACAGGTAATATCCCTCTTTTTTGAGCTGATACTGCTGCTTCTAGTAGTGCTGTTGTTTTACCTGTATCGGAATGGCCTCTAAGTAATACAATATGCCCCATTGGAATACCAGGGATTGATGTAACATCTTGGAATGCTTGTGATAATGGTATCCAAGATTGTTCTTTAAATTTAACGTTTTGTTTAAGTCCCTTCTTTTCTTTGAAGGAACTTAAATCAAATTTGGATTTTATTTCAGCAGAGACTGCTTCATGTAACGATTTTTTAACTCTAGGCATATATTTTTAATTTAAAATGGTAATTCATCATTTTTGCTATCATCAAATAAATCATCGAATTCAGCTGATTTTGCTTTTTTAGGTGTTCCTTGAGTTGCTAAGCTAAATGCTTTTTGGTTTGAAGTTACTTCATTATTTGTAGTAGCACTTTCAAATTCAACTGCGGGTTCTGATGTTATTTCACCTTCACCACCTTCATTACCTGATATGAAATTTTGTAACTCATCTTTTAATTTATCATAAGTGTACTTATATCTTTCTTCTAGTAACAGAGGTTGTGTTTCTAACCATGTATTTACTTGGTTAGCATCTTCACTTAAGGGGGTTTGTTTTGGTTTTGGTCTTAAACTAAGTCCAAATCCGGGTCTGTCAGCTACCTTAGAGGCATTAACAATAAAATCAAACCCTTCAGCAACATCTGTAAAATCACCATAATCCTCATCATCAGCAATTGATAATAATTCCATGTAGATAGTTTTACTAAACTCAAACAAACGAACACCTTTATCTTCTTCTCCTCTAACAATAACAGGAGCGAATACTCTTAATTTCGGATCTAACTTTTTAGCTAATCTCCAATTTTCAGAATCACTCGTAGTTCGTAATTTTTTAGTAAAATCAACTATCGGATCTTGTTCTCCCCAGTTAGACAATGCAACGATTGGATACTTTCCAACACCATAGTGCATATAAATTTCCTGGAATGGGTTATTTTTGTTTAATAATGATGGGACAAATCTAATTTGATATTTTCCCTCTTGTCTTGGTTTCCAATAAACTAAGGTATAGTCTTTTTTTTCACCTGTTCTTGGTTTGGCATCCTGATTCAAAGATGACAAACGATTCTTGATCGCATTTAAATCCATAATTATAACTGTTTTTTTTATTAATACTTAAATATAATGAGAATTTAGCTGAAAGCCAAATTATAATCTAGGAAAGATTAATTATATCGTGAATTTTGGTGTTGAGTTGTTTTAAATCTCCATGTTGGGTAAGCAAAACACAATTTCTGTAGTGCTGCCAATTGATTGGAAACTTAGTATCAACAACTCCCCCATTAAGCTTTTTAATTAGCTCATTCAGGGCATTTATTGTGTATAGGGTATTTGTTTCTTTTTTTCTATGTACTAAGATAGTATTCAGGGGTATATTTCTTACATTACCCTGGTCAACATTATAAGTAATTACATATTCATCATTACTTTTGATATAAAGTATAAACATTTTGTTATACATTATATTGTACGTGGTTGAAAGTTCTTTAACTTTAAACTCAATCTCCTCGGCCTTTACAAAGGTGCAAAATAATTTATTATTCAAATCTCCTAAATTTATAAAGTTGTCATTATCATATTCCATCTTATAAATATTAGAGGGTTGGTCAAAAGTCATAACTGGTTCCATGTGTAATCTTTGTTTTAAGTTTATATTTTTTAAATACAGCTAATATGCGCTCTAATGTATCTTTTTCGGTGTTTTTAAAATCCAGTAAAAATGCGTCATATGTGTATAATATTAATTTTGTTTCTTGTTTTTGTAAGATTTTGATTATATCCCACAATATACAAACATTAGTTGACGTTTCCAAGTTTTGAAGTAGATAATTAAATAACTTTTGGGGACGCATATCATCTAATTTTTCTTTTTCAAATTTATAATTAGATATTGGACACTCGATAAAACCCTTAGTTTGAAAATCATTCCAGAGGTTATCTATATATTTTTGAGTCTTTTGAAAAAATTCTAAATCTTTATATTGTTCAAATACACCCCCATATAGTTGTTTGAATGTAAGTTCCTTTGATTTTTTATAATCTACCCCATACATCTTAGCAAATGATTTATGAATATCTTCAGTATCAAACTCATAATCAATTAGATGACTTGCTAGAGTGGGGTGATATGCTGAAATGTCTATTTCAATGAATTTATCATTTTTAGGGATAAATGATTTTCTACAACCATTTTCTTTATTTAAAGCAGCATAATTTACTCCCCCAAATCTATTTGATGGTCTTGTTGTTGTTGTTCTATAATTGTATTGTGTGTACACTTTATTTCCCAAATCTTGGTTGAAGTGTTCTTTGAATAGCTCGGGGTCAACTTGTATGCCATTCCTTTCAATTGAGTTGAATACCAATGGTACTCTGTTGTTGTAAAATTGGTTGATTGGTTCATTGAAATATTGTTTTAGATTATTGTAATTTTTTTCACATACCTCATAATGTTTTACTACAGGTATAATTCTGTTTATAGTAGCATTATTTGGGTTTTTTTGGTTTAGGAATTGATGAGCTCTTGTAGTCTCCATTTCGTATCCAGGTGATAGTAATGATACATCATCAACGTTTTTATGCGAATAGAAATGCAGAAATTCCTTTTTCCCCCAAACATGCAACTTAGTATAGCTACTAATTAATTCACGTATATTCTCGTTGTTTAATGGTGTTGTTTCGCTATGGTTTATTGATAAAATAAAACCCTTGGGTGATTCCAGAGGTCTTAGATAAACTAGACTTGTTGGGGTATTTGCAGGGTGAGTTTCGTATGAATATGGGATTACTTCAATGTAAGCTTCTTCATAACCCTTATCATAAAACTCCTTTAACTGCTCATTATTTTCTATCAGCCAAAACATTTGGCTCAATATAGTGATAATATTTTAACTATCCAAAGTTACCTCGAAAATAAGAAGTAAAACCATACCAATTAGTGTTTTTTTCTACTTGAGCTACTATTTTTCTGTTTACTTCTCCTTCCC